ATGGTTCTTTCAAAACATATTTATTTATAAGTTTTATTGTTTCCCTTGCTTCTTCTTTTGAAAAATCATTGCTTTGTAAAGTTAATATATAATTGAACAATGCTTGATTTCTTCCATCACCTGCTGTCATATTTAAAAAATCCATTGTTGTTTTTATTGGTAATAACCATTTTGGAAGTTCCATTGCTTCTTCATTTTCTGCTTCATCATATAAAATTGGTCTTTCTTTATTTTTGAATTTCAAAATTGAATATGCATTTCTTTTCCCAATTTTTATATCTGCTGTGATTCCCAAAGCAAGGGTGGCATGTGTTCGATTACTTTCAACTAAAACATTTTTAAATAAAAAATGTTTTCCCCTAGTTGTTTTATATACTCTACATTTAAGTTTTAGGTTTTGAACAATTTTAAATAATATTTCACTTTCATCAAAATCATCAATATCTATCAGTATTGTGTCTGTTGCAAGAATACCTGCAAATTCAGGTAATGATTGAACCTGTTCATAATTTTTGAAATCAGTTCTTCCTTTGAACTTTTCAATACATTTCTTGTCTTTGGTTTCAACATAACCTTTAAAGAACATTTTTCAATCACCCCTTCCTTTTTATTTTTTAATCATCTTATTTACACATCTTGCATGTGCATAATTTTCATTTGTTGCTGTTTGACAATATTCAAAATCTAAATTTTCAATATCATATTTGGCTATTGTTTCACCACATATTGAACAACTTATTCTTTCATCATCTTCAAACATTTTTAATAATTTATTTTTTATTTCTTTTTTATCTAATATCATTTACATCACCCCAAAATCTTTCAATCTTTTTGCTGCAAGGTCAACATACCATGCTTTATCTAATTTTTTTGGAACTTTTACATCATTTACTTCATCATTATAAATAAAACAATGTTCAGGTGAATTTGATATTTTTGCTGGTCTTCCTGTTGTTACATGTATTTTAGTAACACCTTTATCATTTTCATCAGTTGATGCAAATATCCTAATACATTTTTCTTTGATATACTCATCACCATGTAGTATATGTGTGTATTTACTTGATATTTTTGTAACCAATTGAAATTCTTTCAAATCATTGCAATCATTGATTGTTTTTTCTATTGGTACATTATGAACCATATATTCAACTAATGCTTTATTGATAATTGGCAAATCATAATCAAGATTATTTAATTTCTTAACATATGCACCTTTGGATTTGTATTTTCCATTGCTATCCACAATTATGTAATTATTAACATCTTTCTGAAAAACTTTTCTGTATTCATCAAATTCTAATGTCAAATGTGTTCTTTGTTCCCATTCATAAGCAATGTCATCAATCAAATCAAAATCTTCATAATTATTCATTTTTACAAGAATACCATCAGTATTTGATTGAATTATTTGGCAATGTGGTTCTAATTTTTCAATTAAATCTAATAATAGTAATTGACCATATACACAAACCCTATTTGCTTGTAATGGGTCATATAATCCATTATTTTTATCTTTCATTACACCATATGTTGAATTTAATACTAATTTTAATGGTGCTTGTAAGGGGTTCTTTTCCTTTTTATATTTAAGTCTTGTATGATATATATCTTCATATTTTTTAGGGTCTTTCATATTTCTACTATGTAAGTTGTATTGAATCATTAGTGATGGATATAGTGATGCAACATCCATATTTAAAAAGTAACCTTCACCTGAATATTGTGGTATTGCACCATGAACACCACCCCAACCAAATTGATGTGGAACACCTGCAATCATGATATCTAACTGATTCTTTTTTCCATCTTTTTCATAACAACGATTATCTAAATTTTTATACCAATCAACAACTTCTTTATATTTTTCAATTTTTAATGTTGAAGGAAAATCAATGTCAAATTCATCATCGTGTTCTTTTTGTGTAGCTTCCAATATTATTGCAGCCAATTGTGATTTTGTTTTTGAAATCAATGAAAGATTCAATGGTTTTCCTTGACATGCTAATTTTACAAGACCCATACAGGCTTCAAAGTCTTCCTTTCGTTGTAAAAATACTTCAATTGTTTGTTCAACATCATGTCTACAATATCTTACAGTTTCTTGAATTTCTTCATCTGTAAGTTTTCTATCTATATCAAAAGGAACTGATGATTCTTTGATGTTGTTTCCCATAAATCCTTCAAACGATTTTAACCCCCTGTCAATATTTGACATTACATCATAATTATTAAGTGGTATTCTTCTAAATAATGAAGAAAATTTCCATCCTGGATTACCTTTTAAAATTATATAGTCATTTATTCTTTTAGGGTCAAAACCACAAAGGATGCCTTTTAGAATGTATTGGTCATAATGCCTTGAATTGAAACCAACCCAAATATTATTGATATTTTCATCATAAATTTTTTCTAATTTATCAGAATCGTTAATAATAACATGTTCTTTCTTTTTATCCATATCAATAATGACTACCAACCAATCTTCTTTGAAAACTTCAAAGTCATAAAATAACATTCCTAGTCACATCCTTTCTTTATTTCTTGGGGTGCTATTTTCGCACCCCATCATATTTTCAATTAGTCTTCTAATGTGAAAACTTCTGTAATTTCATATTTACTGAAATCACCTTTTCCTTTTTTATAATCAAGTGCAAATTCAAAATTATTATCAATTGCTTCAAATACATCCATGATTAAATTTCCATATTGTTTGAATGTTTTAAATTCAATTACTGGTGCATCTGCACCCATTTCTGAAACCATCATTCTTAATAATTCATTTACAATATGTATTTGAAAACCTTGTGTAATAACTTGATTCATAAATATTATTGAATTTTTATATTCACCATCTGATACTATTTTGAACCAAATTGAAACCATTGGGTCACCTTTTGAACTTGCTTTCAATTCCATTTGTTGAACTGCAACTTCATATTCACCGTGTGGTACTTCTTTAAAACTTGCTTGTCCACCATTTTCTGCTGCTTCTGCAACATCTTTTGCTAATCCTTCTGTATCCACTTCTTTATCCCATTTATCAAAAATATTTTTTTCTGCCATTTTATTTCACCTATTTTTAACCTTTCTTTATTTACTCATTTTTCCTGACATTACACATACTAATTGCAATGCTTCTTCTTTTGAAAATCCAACTTTTATGTGTGCATCATACATTTTCTTATTTATTTCTGCGATGTTTTCTGCACCTTTAAATGCCATTTTCTTTTGGATTTCTTCAAATTTTGCTTGATTCATATTTGAATTCATTTCTTCATTAACCATTTTCATTATTACTTTCATTAACTCATCAGGCATAATTTATTCACCCCTTCTTTTTCTTGTTCTTGTTGCCTTTGGTTCTTCTTCTTTCTTTTCTTCTTTTGATTCTTCAATTGTTTTTTCTTCATTTCTACTTTCTGTTAATTCATCACCTTGAATTTGTTCTTCAATATTTTTTCCATCTACTGATGTTAATTTTGAAATTATTTCTTTCATTGATGTTTCTTTTGTTTCTTCTGCATCTGTAACTTTTGCTTTTCTTCTTGTGGTTGTTGTTTTTTCTTCTTTCTTTTCTTCTGATTTTAAATTTGCAGCTGCTGATTTATTTGCTTCTTCATAAACTTCTAGGAATGTGTCATAATCCAAATCAATTTCATTTACTGATGTTGTTAATCTTCCGCCACCAAATACAACTTCATCTGATTTGAATGATAAGGTTCTTTTGTTATCATCAGCAATTATTCTTGCAACCATATCAACCATACCTGCAACTTTGTTTGCTGCTTTTTCTTGAAGGTTTGGTTTAATTGCTGTAATTTTATCACCACCCCTTTTTGTAATATCTTTTGATGTATCTTCATGTGATATTAAAATAATGTTTTCATAATCTAAATTCATAAGTCTTTTTAATGTTGATAAAAATTCAGTTCTTACCTTATCCCATGCCCTAAAAGAATCATCACTTTCATGTGTAATTCCCATTTGGTCATACATATAAAGTCTGCAATGTTCATATGTATCTTCAAGTAAGTCAACAATAATTGTTTTGAATGTATTTTCTTTCTTTTCAAGTTCTGCAATTGCTTCTTTGAATACTTCCCAAGCAAATTTTCTTTGTGTCATTCTTCCTGTAACTTTTACTTCATCCCTAATTGGAATAAATGGTGCATCAACAAATTTAATATTTCCATCTGTATTAAGCATCAATGGGTCAGGAAATTTGTTTGCAAAAGTTGTTTTTCCACTAAATGGTGAGCCATACAAC